AATCCATTTAGTATATATAAAGAAAGCACCCCATATTTATACCTAACAAAAACATCTGGAATTGAAGTACGTGGTGAAATAAATATTTTAGAAAATCGTGGATTAAACCTTCCAATTAACAAAGAATTGGCAACAGACTACAAAGTAAGCGCTATGCAGTTGTGGCTAAGGTATGATCAAGATACGTTTCCAGCAACAGCAACAGAAATTTTTGAAATTAATCATAAGGGTGGAACTTTGAGATTTTATTTACAGGCTAACAGCGCCGATCTAGATAGAGGTAGAATATTTGTTTTAAATCAAAACGGTGTCCCATATAATGGAGTTGGATTTTATTTAAATGGTAGCCTAGTGAGAGAGCCAGTCCTATCTCTTAAAGAGTGGTCATCCATAGGTATAGCATTTTTAACCTCTCTTGTCTATAATTCATATCTTGGAAGCATAAATTTGACGGGACCAATATTATTTAATAACATTGCATATTATCAGGCAAACAGCCTACAAGAGGTTGAAAGCAGAACCTTTAGGTCCTGGTTCCAGGTATTAACAGACGGCATAACAACAAATGATTGGCAGTTCTGGTCTAATAACTTTACTTGGGACGGCATGTTAGTAATAGGATCATCAGAGTTCTATGGAATTAACCCCTCAGACATTTATAAGACATATATAGGCACAAATAAAATAATTGTTGACGATGGAGAGGGTTTAGTCTATCAACCTGAAAAATTAAATGTATATACAGATACAGAATGGTCAACCAACGTCTCCACACCAGTATAGTCTGATATACTTGTGGTTATGGAATCCTTAATTAATCCAAAAACTGGTAAACCTTATGTTAAAAATGTACGCCGTCAGGTAATAGACAAGCATTATGACTGGGGTCTTTACGTATATAAGACATCCGCTGGTAAATGGTTTACAGACGACGAAGGCTCAGTTCTAAATATACCGTCCGACCGTGGAGACATTACAAAAATTGCAGAGTTAAAAAAGGTTGCAATTCATCACGGAGATGATGGACTTGGTAAAGCGGTATTTGTTCCAGGATTAACTCAGGTTAGTGAAGAAGAGTATTCCGAACAAAAAGCAAGATTAAAAGAAGGATTAATTCCTTCAATGAATGACTTAGGCGCTTGGCATGCAGCACAACAGACATTAGAAAAACATGGAAAAGGGGCTATGGATGAGTGAAGAACAATATATCCGTGCAAGTCTTAACACAGAAGAAAAAGAAGACAACATCTTTAAATCACACGATCCATTTAACAGAAGTTGGGATGTTTTAAAAGATTACGTTGGGCTTGACCAAAACTTTCGTCGTAGAACAACACGCAATTTAACAAAGTATGCTGCACCAGAATTTAACGCTGCGTATTTAGATGCAGCAAATGCAACACCATCTGGAGTAAATGCTGGATCAAAACAAATCAATCCTGGCACGGTATACAGAAATGGTTACGGACTATTTGACGTAATTACCCCTCCATATAACATGTATGAACTAGCAAACTTCTATGATACATCGTTTGCTAATCATGCTGCTATTGATGCTAAGGTAGAAAATGTTGTAGGCCTAGGATATCGTTTTGATATTTCAGATAGAACGCTGTTGAGGTTTGAAATGAATGAAGATGCAAGTGCGGTGGATCGTGCTCGTAATCGTATTGAAAGAGCCAAGATTCAACTACGTGATTGGCTAGAAAATTTAAATGATGATGATAGTTTTACAAAGACAATGGAAAAGGTTTACACAGACCTTCAAGCAACAGGTAATGGATTTATTGAAGTAGGCAGAACAACTGCTGGAGAGATCGGTTATGTTGGACATATTCCAGCAACTACCGTTCGTATACGACGCCTGCGTGATGGTTTTGTGCAGATTATTGGTCAAAAGGTGGTTTACTTTAGAAATTTTGGGGCAAAGAATGCAAATCCTATGGGTACAGATCCACGTCCTAACGAGATTATTCATTTAAAAGAATACTCACCTTTAAATACATTCTATGGTATTCCAGACATTATTGCAGCAATGCCATCTCTTATCGGAGATCAACTTGCATCTCAATATAATATTGACTACTTTGAGAACAAGGCTGTTCCAAGATATGTTGTAACCCTAAAGGGCGCAAAACTTTCAGGTGATGCTGAAGATAAAATGTTTAGATTTTTACAGACTGGACTCAAGGCTCAGTCACACAGAACCCTTTATATCCCGCTTCCTGGAGATACAGAAGGCAATAAAGTTGAATTTAAGATGGAGCCAATTGAAAATGGCATCCAAGATGGCTCATTTAAAGAGTATCGTAAACAAAACCGTGATGATATTCTAATTGCCCATCAAGTTCCTATCTCAAAACTAGGTGGTGCAGATTCTGCAGGTATTGCAGCAGCACTTTCTCAAGATCGTACATTTAAAGAGCAGGTATCTCGTCCAGCACAAAGACATTTAGAGAAGGTTGTAAATAAGATTATTAGAGAAAAAACAGACATTCTTGAACTTAAGTTTAATGAACTAACACTAACTGATGAAATTGCACAATCTCAAATTCTTGAAAGATATGTAAAGACTCAGGTCATGACTCCAAATGAGGCTCGTGAAGCATTAGACTTGCCACTAAGAGCAGATGGAGATCAACCATTTGTTATGTCTCCAAGACAAGCAACTGATGCTAGAGCAAATTTGGCAGGGGATCGTCAAAGAGATTCAGAAAGAACCAATAACAATTCTGATTCACCAACTACAATATCTGGACGCAATGCACAGGGTGAAGGTAGATCGTCTCAATAGTTGAGAAACTTCTTTAAAGCGGTGCTATAATTATAACGTTATGTTAATAAATAAGGCTCATTGGGAAACTAAAGGTGACAGTGTTCGCCTTTCAATGCCCATCGGAAAAGTAGATGTTGAGCGCCGTATGGTGTCTGGTTTTGCAACCCTAGACAACGTTGATCGTCAAAATGACATTGTAACAACAGAATCTAGTATAACTGCTTTTAAAAATTTCCGTGGTAACCTTCGTGAAATGCATCAGCCAAGTGCTGTTGGCAAAATTGTTTCTTTTAAAGAAGATAAGTATTTTGATCCAAGTACTAAAAAGTTTTATAGCGGAGTTTATGTTTCTGCTTATGTTTCAAAGGGTGCACAGAATGCATGGGAAAAAGTTTTAGACGGAACCTACACTGGTTTTTCAATAGGTGGAAATATCAAAGAATGGGATGATGCTTACGACGAGAAAATAGATAAAACAATTCGTGTAATTAAAACTTATGAGTTGTCAGAACTTTCTCTTGTAGATAATCCAGCAAATCAATTTGCAAACATAGTTTCTATTGAAAAAATTAATGGACAAAATGTAGTTGACGGATATTTATCAAAAACAGAAATTGAAAATGTATTTTGGGACTCAGAAAACGGTATTGTAATGGTATCTGATTCTGACTCTGCAACAAGTCCAGTAAATGGTAATGCAATGCAGAATATTGGCTTTATAGAAAAAAATGATAAAGATACTGAAAAACTAATAAAATTCTTAGTTGATAGTGCTAAAGGCATTAATACAATTAAGATTACTAAGGAGGTAAATCCAATGACAGAATCAACAGATGCAGTTCTAGAAACTGCAGTTGAAAATGCAGAGGTTGCTCCAGAGGCACAAGCAGCAGAGGTGGTAGCAGAAGCAACAGCAATTGTTGCAGAAGCAGTAGAAACTCCTGCAGTCGTTGAAGAAGCACCAGCAGTTGAAGAACTTGCTCTTGCTAAATCAGATGACGCTAGTGCAGAATCTTCTGTTGCAAAAGCAGCAGTTGAAGTAGAGAATGTAGTAGAAAAATCTGCTACAGATGTTAAAGAAGAAGTTGCTAAAGCAGTTTCAGAAATTAACAATTCTCTTACTAATGCCTTTGGCGATCTTGCTGCAACAATCAAATCTCTTAACGAGAAGGTTACAGCAGTAACAAAATCTCTTGAAACGGTAACATCTGATGTTAACGGAATTAAGAGCAACTTTAACGAGTTTGGCAAGCGAGTAGATCTTGTAGAACAAGATACCGCTTTCCGCAAGTCTGGCGATC